ATGAAGAGGGGGGTACGTCTCGCGTACCCCTCCCCCCCATAGCATGTGTCAAGGTCTCATCACGATGATGTGTTTCCCTGTGACATTCTCCTCAACAATTTCACGCATTGCTTGCTCCCGATCAGCCTCTTGGTCTGCATCACTCAATGCATCAGAAGTGATGATGATCCTATCCAATAGACCGGGTGTGTTGTATCCATGAACCATGTCCCAGTTGAACCACTCATCCCATTCGTCGAAAGGATCGAAAGGATTATCTGATGTACTAAGCATGATGGCCATCAGCCTTCTCCTCTCAAACTATTCTTCAGTGTAGTGAGTGATACACCTAGAGCTTGTGCTACCTCAGCCTGTGTGTGCCCAGCTGCCAGCATGGCCTTGGCCCTAGGAAGTTGTGAGCCACCCATCAGTAGTGTCTGACGTGGGGTGGCTAGCTTCTTCACAGTCTCAAGGTCGGCATTGTCCAGGATGGACTTCAGCTTGCTAGGGCTGATAGCTCTTGCTTGGATGGCGGTCCATTCTTGGGGGGTGATTTGAATCTGGTCCTTGCCGGCACCAACCCTAGACCTTGCCTGCTGTAGTGCCTGGAACTTCACCCTCTTGATCTGAGCAGCATCCATGTCTGGAAGATCTACCCTCTTCTGAGCCAATGTAGTATTGGCATAGATCTGAGCTTGACGCTCCAAAGGCCTGTTCTGGATGGCCTGGTTAAGCTTGGCCGTCAGAGACTTGACCTCTGTGTCATAGGCACGAGTAGCAGAAGGCACGGCTTTGTCAAGCTTTGTATTGACAAGTTCCTTCCTTGCCAGGTTTGCCAATGCCTTCATCCTGTTGCTGTGTTCAGCATACGCCGCTTCGATGCTAGTACCAGGTTTTTCCTTAGATCCACCTGATGTCAAAGCAAACGCGTCCTCTGCAATCTCTAGCTTCTTGCGTGGCGCAGTTGGGAAACGAGTCTTTCCCGTGACAGGATCAACCCATTCCTCACCCTTTGGCACCAAGATCCTTCGACCTGTGATTGGATCAATGCCGCGCTGCTTGACAGCACGAGCTTGCCTATCTACAGAGCCGGCCCTAGAGATCAAGGTTGACGCACCGCCAGCCGCTTGTCCTCCAGGTCTAGGTTGATACTTCTGCTGAAGGGCCTTGATGCTGTTGTCAATCTCCGATGCCTTGTAATCCAAGGAATGCTTCTCAGCATCAATAACAACCATAGAGTGTTTGACAGCACGAGCAAGTTCATCGTTGCTGGCTCCACGAATCGTCATGTCAGTGATGAGATTTGACACCTTACCCATGTGTTGCTGCTTGCCCGAGGGAGAAGTCTTTCCTGGCGCGCCATCGGGCTTTACCCCATAATCGATCTTGCTGGCTTTAGCATCCCAACGTCCACCATCAATAGTCTTCATTCCATCGTAAGGAGGATACTCCCTTTGTGGATCAAAGTGCTTCAACTCTTCCAGCGAAGGAGAGCTCTTGATGGTTGTACCTGGTCGCTGAGGAATGACAATGACAGAGTCTCCATCAAAGTCAGCTCCAGACAACTTTGCCGCTACCTTGGGGTTGATGCCGATTGCATCAGGCGGATGTTCACCAAACGCCTCTCTTGCAAGCTTGTGTCTGTTGTTGACAGTCAGCTCTGGAATCTCGAAGGTTCCACCATGGGGGTAGCGGATAAGAACTACGCGATCGCCGTTTTTGTACGTCGGTGCGTAGACCTCCGTCTCTTTCATCGTTGGGATGGGGAGGATGACACGAGACGCCTGGCCCGGAAGAGCTGCTGCTTTTAGATGGACAGCCGACGAATCCGCGCCATCCGCAAAGGACTCGAGAAGCTTCGCTCGAACTGCCGGATTGGTGAGTTGCATGATCTCGTCAAGCTTTTCGCGTTCGGCATCATAGGTTGCCTGCAGTTGGCGTCTTGCGAGGGTCGGACTCTGCTTCGATAGGAATTGAGACGACAAGTTGTCGGACCAGGTGTCCCAATTGCCTTCCTCATTGATCTTGTTCATCACAGAAGTGACATTGCCGGTTTTCTCGTCAATGACCTGTCCGCCGTTCGGCCTAATCTGCGCGCCAAAGGGGTTGTCGTTGTCGATCGTCCCGTCGTCCTTCTTCTTGAGCTCCTTCATGACATCGATCTTGCTGCCACCAGGGTTCTTGTTGGTGTTGAACTGAAGATCTACGCCCTTCGGCATGTCCGGCTTGTAGACAGCCATGCCTTTGAGGTAATGCGTCCCATCGACCATGATCCGGACCTGGGCGTAGTGTGCAGACCCAAGCGAGACATCCTTGACGCCGGGCCTGACGTAAATGACACCGTCTGCCTCCTTGCCTCCTTGATCCGCGTAAACGATGCCAACGCGTCGCGAAGAGATTGACAGAGGCGGCTTAATGCCAAGGATAGTCTTTCCGTTATCCTTAGAGAACTTCCCAAGAGCGTCAAGCTGTTGGATTTCTCCCTTTCTGGCATTGAGTTCCTTATACGTCGTGCCGGGCGGTGTGAGAACACGGATCGTGGTCTTATTACCTGGTGCAGTGCCGAGCTGGTCGACCTGCACCTTGTGGACCATGTACCCCTTTTCCTTTAGCACCGCCACTGCCGCCTTGAGGCGAGACTCAGCGATACCAAGGTGTTGTTCCACACCAGTTCCAATGTCGATGAAGCGCTTAGATGCAACACCCTCTTCCAACATCCGAGAGACATTGTGAAGAGCGTCAATCTTCGCACGAGCATCGTCAGCAAGCAGCGAACGAACCGTGGACTCCTTAGACTTGGTGCCAAACATCTTCTCCGCAATAGCAGTGTGTGACCACCCTTGATCGCGAAGTTTCTGAGCTTGATGGATCTGTTGCTGCTTTTGTTGAGCCTTGGCGATTGTCCGAGCAGCACGGTATTCGGTGGTGCTGATTCCGACCATCTTACAAGCCTCGGTGATGGACATATTGCCCTCGGACTTGATCTTGTCGAAGTATGCCAAAAACTCGCGATTTCTCACGTTCTCAGTACTACCTGAACCCCACGGATAGCGGCCCGACCTACGAAGGATGCCGTAGTGAGCCAGATAGTCATCTTTTTCAATGAGCTCGCTCACCATTGCTCCTCTTCTTCACGAAGGTCATCTACTCGCTTACTGAGGTATCGGTAACGCTCCATGTGGTGCATAATGTCGTCGCCATCAGGAATATGGGTACGAAATTCATCATTCTGGTAAATCCGGCATTCCATCTTGATCTTGAATGGATTGATCAGATATTCCAGACAGAACAGCGCGCAATAAAGCTCGAGCTGCTTCCATGATGTCAACGCCTGTCCATTCTTCAAGTCGTGAACTCGAAGAAAATTCTTCCTGAAGCCGATCGCGTCGGGGGTGCCAAACGCATTGGCGTTGTACATCAACATCTGCTCCGGTCGCATCATGTAACCGATTGCGTGGTTGACATACAACGCTAACGTGGTCTGCCCCTTCAGCGGGATCTTAAGTCGAATAGCCTCAGCTGCGAACTGGTGAAGTTCAGTTCCACGCTTGGTTTCCTGTTGCATGCGATAGACACGATCGAACTTATCGTCGTCGTATCCCAACCAGTGGTGTTTGCTCGCGCTCAAATGTGTCGCGTGCAATCCGGTAAAGGCGGTATGTCTGTGCCAGATCATGCAGAACCTCTTCTTCGTTCTCTGGGTAGATGAATGCCCCGAAGGAGTGGATGGCAGCCCAGTGGACATACCATTCTTGGTTAGGTTCTTGATCCGCGTCGCGTGAAATTTTCACTTCCAGCCATCCCCAGAAGCCTGGGAGAAAAACTGTGAGATCAGGAATGCCTTGACGATAGCCTGAGTTGTTCTTAAGGATGTCACACTCTCCCTTGGGAAAGCGACCTTTGATCCTAGGTATCAACTCGCGCTGATAGTCTCTTTCTAGCATTCTCACCTCCAAAAACAGACAAAAAGAATGGGGATATGGTCCCCTCTTCTATTATAGTCTGCGTTTGCGACGCGAGCCAATACTTACTGTGTCACACGAGCAAATCGTTGCCACGTGGGAAAACAGGGGCTGCCGTTAACTACTGATTTCATCACATCTTCCTCTAAAAGACCGTATTTACAAGCAGCGACGCGAGAATCTTCATACTCCTCGCTGGTTTCCACGTCATAGATCTTCGCTCGGAACAGCGGAGTCTTGGACTCCTCGAACTGGTGAAAGAACTTGACAGCGAACCACCTGGGACGCCACACTAGATTCTTCGCGTGATTATCGTTACGGTCTCCATTCAGATTGATTGGTGTGTTGAACTGTGCTGACTTCCCTGTGACAAACATGGTTGCGACAAGGCGAGGAAGAGACAGCGTCATTTGCCGACCCTCGTCACGTTTCATCAAACCCACTCTGACAACCCCGTATTGGTTCGGAGAGAGTTTGAGTAGATTGTCCGTACGCTCATTCTTCACTGCGCCTTCGTCACTCACCATGTAACCAGGGAAGCCCATCGTGTCTAGGCTTTCCCAATTCTCCATCAGTTCTCCTGCTCCCGCTTCTGCTCATCGAGCCGCTTCTGCACAGACTTTCTCCACAGCTTCCATTCTTCAAAAAGTTTAAAGATCTGCTTGCCTGGGTGAAAGATTGTGCCCTTGTGCCAGATCATTGCAGCACTAGGCGAATAGAAAGGACCAACTCCAAGACCTCGACGGTAAAGCCAAACCTTGATTTTCATCCACATTCTCATCAAACAACTCCTCTTAGAAGTTTTGAGCGCCGAACATAAACGGCGTCTACACTACGATCAAGCTTTAACGACACTTGCGTAATGTAGAAAGGCTCAGTCATTATGAGTAGATCCTCGTCGGCTCCCCACCGCCTCCTTGAGCCGGGTCCTGACTTAGGTTTTGCCCCGCGATCGATCATTCGAGCTCTTGAGGCGCGATTGTGGTTTTTACGCTTTGCACCTTTACTCGGCATCAGACTTCCGCCCAGTTTGTAGTTTCCGTGATCTCAATCACATCTCTACTCACAAGGGTTCCAAACTCGGGCTGACCCACAAACGGAAGTTTCGCATTATGCGCTATTCTAGCTACTTCTTGCTCTGCGTGAAGTTTTCCGTAGTATCCTCTACCTTTCGACACAATGGTCTGACTATCGCCTAAACGCACGCCATACTCAGTATAAGAGTTCTCAACACGCATCAGTACACAATCCCCTTCAGTCCAAGCCAACGCAGATACTCAGGGACGGAATCGAATCCTGCCTTGAGTGCGTTCTCTGAGATTTTCATCAATTCATCGATGTCAAGTCGCACACTCACCTGCTCTGTTCGGCGACGATTCTCAGTCCCTGATCGATTACCCATCAGACTCCTTAGGAACAAGGCGCTTGTTTTCTCCGCCATTAGAAACCACAACAAACTTCTTACCACAGGAACATATCCACTCATGCCCTTCTGCGTGGTGACTAACTGCCAACCTTGCAAAGAAGACTCCAATGTGGGAGCAAGTCAGCTTCGACGGTATTGCCGGTTGTTGCCAACCTGATCTCTTTTGTTCGCTCATCAGGCATCCACCTCTTCGACAGTCAAGCGATGAATCACTGCGTCGTTGAGTCTCTCTTCCTTGATCAACGCGTGACTGATCGTTTCGGCCACATCAACGACGGCCTGTCCGGGAACGCTTAGCTCTATTTCTACGCGAATCATCAATTCCCCCTAAGATTTATCGCATGGCCCGTACGCTGGTGATGCTTATACCCGAGCTTTGCCAGCTTGTCCATGCTGTGACCGGACTCCAAGAACTGCCCACACGTGCATTGAATGATGTGTCGCTTGTTGACCCCTGGTATGAACCAGATGAAGTCCTTCTTGAGGTTGTCCTGCTCATTGGGTGTCAACCCAAGCTGAAAGACGCCATACTCCTCATCAGTCAGAAAGAACCAGATGTCTCGAGTGAAGATTGTAGAGAACTCTTGAATCTCCTTCTCGGTGTAGTTGTACACGAATGTTCGTTCGTCATCCATGGAATAACAGAACACCCTTACCTTGTCGTCGCTCATGTCGCTATCCTTGTTCTGTAGCGAAGAGTTTCTCGTAGCGCTAAATGAGCACGAGATCCTTCGCGAAGTGTTTGAAGAAACATCAAAGTGGTATCGGTTTCCCAAACCATCCGATGACCAAACCTTCTATAGAATCTCATCGAGAGTTTTGCTCCAGGTACATATCCAGACCAGAAGGTGTTGATGTAATCAACTTGCCAATCCTCAAGTTCAACCCCTACACTCTCATCGATGAAATTCTGAAGTCGATCTATGTCATTCATACCCTCCTCCTATGTATTGACCCGATACATGCTTTTTATGTATTGCCAAGATTTCTTGAGGAAAACTTTTTAATATTCTCTTTCCCAATACTTATTCTTACTTTTAGCGCGTTGAATAAGGGTTTACGTACTGAAACGACGTATATAGAGAAAGTTTTTTCCAAAAATCTTGGCAGTATTGGACTGGTACTTGGATACGTAATTTTTGACGATTTCACGCGGTATACGTAAGTTGTATACGTAAAAAAGCAGTACGTCAAAAATCAGTCAAAACCGTCAGAAGCCCATTTTTCCTGCCAAAGCGGCCTCATTGAAGCTCTTCTTGAGCCCCAAGGCCTTAGCCACCGCCAAGTCGATCACAGCCTTCGAAATGAGTCTGTAATAGTGCAAATCCGAAAATGACGTGTTCATTCTGTCAATTCTGCCGTGTGCTTGATGCCAATTCTTGTAAGAGTAGGGCATCGAATAGAACACAATTGCGTCAGTCTCGGTACACTCCCAGGCTTCCGCCCCGGCCACATATTGAACAAGGTACGCCCACGATGTGGTAGTGGGAACGTCCTCGTGTTTGTGTCCATTCCACTCCGCGACCTGAAATTGCGGCATAGATCCAGAACCGTTGCCAGTCAAGCATGGGTCCGACGACGGCTTCGACGGCCTCAATAACCCCTCTGTACTCGTCTTCGAGAGTTTGTCCGTGGGTGAGTCGGTAACGATCCCTGTTTTTGATGTACCGTTCGCTAGCCTTGAGGCGTCCGAGGTCTTCGTACGCGCCGGTTGGTAGTGGCTCTTCTGGTGTTTCTGACATTCAGTCGTCTCCTTGGTGCTTGGATCGGTTGGCGAGGAACTCGTCGGCGTTCTCTGGCTTGAGGAGTCGGAGATAATCCCTGGTGTAGAGAGGGAGATTTGCGTCGATGTCCCATTCGATTTCTTCGTCTGCAACTCCGTCGAATGTGCGGAGTTGAGTTCGTCCTCGTGGTTGGTCTGACATTCACTTCCCTCGGTTTCGGTAGTAGAGAGTCTCTCGGACTGCGAGATGCTCGACGGATCCCTCTCGGAGCGATCGGCAGAACCCAAGAGTATTTGCTGCGTTTGGCCCCCCGACCCATTCTCCGAGCTTAGGGAATCCGAAGAAGCCGATTGGCGGCACGTACAGACCGTCGAAGAACATTCCGCCAGGTTGTTCTGACATTTCTCAGTCCTTTTTGATTGCTTCGACGTGGTAGTTCGGAACAGCGATCCACGCTCCGTTGAAGAAGACTCGGAAGTGGTCGATTCGGTCCCAATCGATGATGGGGTGTGTGGTACTGTCGGAAATACTTTGGAACCACGCTCTGATGGCTCGTTGCTCGTCGTCAGTGAAATTTGTGTTGAGCACGAGCGGAGCCCATCGCAGGAACATGTCAGTGTGGCTTTCTCCTGAGATATCAACCCATCGTGAACCGTCCCAGTAATGTCCGTCTGGAGCGGGTCTAGGTGCTGGGGTTGTTGTGAGGTCTCGTCCATCCTTTCCCGGGATGAGTCCAAGAGCCTCGAGCTCCATCCGAATGAGTTGTTGAATTCCTCGTCGGGTCCACTTTCGCTCGCTATCGACATAGTCGTACTCGGGCTTGTTGAGCTTGAGAGCAACTCTCGGTCGTTCTGCTCCACAATTTGCGCAGGACTTGAGTGCCCAGAGCTCGATGGGGTTTTCCTTGTTGAGGAGTCTTGAACAGTAGTGTGTCCACGCCTCTCCTGAGACAAGGTCTCGGTCGTCTGTTGCCATTTCTCATCCTCCGAAGATCTTCTTGAGGCGTTCGAGTTGCTCAACATCGAGCTCTCTGATGCGCCGTTCTTGGTCTGGTGTTGCGAAGACGTTGACAAGGTCAACGTTGATGCTGTACTTGTCAGCCCGTTCAACAACTGGACGTTCTTCCTCAGCCCCTCCGGACTCAGTAGGTACTCCCATGGGTCGCTTCCATCCTCGTTCGGATTGCTCTCCCCCCATGTGCGCCGCGGTCCCGTAAAGGTGGAGCTCTTCCCCTTCAGACATTCTTTACACTCCTTCTTCCCAGTTGACGAGTCCTGCAACCTCTTCGGAGATGATGGTGAATCGTGCTCCGTGGTCTCGGACCAGCTCATACTGAGCGTCTGTGAGGGCGAACTCTCGTTCCACGTAGTCTCCGACGTTGTCGCTCCAGACCTTTCCTCGAGTGATGTGGGGTCGGCGAGGGTCCTCAGAATCTCCAACTCGTAGTCGAAGTTGTAGAAGACAATCAGTTTCGGATGCTTCTTCAGCAATGAACGTATTGCCGTCAATCGAGAAGCGTCGGTGTACACAACCTTGCGTAGGACACGGAACAGTTCCCCTGCGTCCTGAATAGGTCTGTTTTCTAATACATTCCATCTCTTGCTCACCAGCTCCTTTACTAAATCTTTGTTAAAGTCAACTAGGATGTCGTGGTTATGTCGGGTGGTGTGTCGCTCGTACGGCATGTCCACAAGGAGTTGGTTTCTCCAGCGGACGAGCCTCCCAACATTCCGGTAACGAAGGAGCTGGTTGTATCGACCAGTCCACCGATACACGCAGTGATCATCCTTGAACTGCGTAAGATTTTTGATGAATCCATTGGCCCGAAAGACGGGCACGTAATCAAGCCAAGTGTCCCCCGGAGTTGCCGAAAGCATGATCCAGTGATTGTTCTTGGCAATCTCATAGAATGCCTTAACCCAGGCACCAGTTCCGACAAGTCTCTGCTCGTCGAAGATGAAGAAAGCATCTTTGCGCTCCTTGTACTTGTCGATGTTGTTCCAGGAGTCAACCTCTACGACTGCTCCCATGGTCGTGTCTGGGTGTCGTGTCATCCCAATCTGCACGAAGATGTTCTGCCAATCGAACTTATCGCGCTTCTTAGCCGTGGTGATGACAATGACGTCCCGTGGTGCTTCGTTCTGAAGGTAGTAGCCAACCGCGGTATGGCTTTTGCCGACGCCCACACCCCCACAGAGGATGCAACCGTTGTGCATTTTGGCTACAGCCTTTTCTTGGTGTGGCTTCAGCTCGAATGGCAAATTAGCTCCTTAGTGGTTTCCTGTTTGATAACGCCTAACCATGTAATGTCTGCGCCACATGGCCGGGTCTCCGCGACTGTTTCGCCACGGAAAGTCGTTTCCGTTCTTATCGACCGGATCGCCATGCCACTTGTTTATGCAGATGAACTCTCTGCCAGCTACTAGTTCTGTGTAGTTGCAATGCCCATCAACCACAGACAATTGTCACCTCCTCCACCCAATCGTCACGTCCGTAGCGTTTAGCAGTTTCTGCCAGGATTCTAAAGACCCTCGAACTCGTCCGTTGACCATCTCACTGATTGTGGATCGGCTCAGTCCTGTGGAAATTGACAGCTGTTGATAGCTCATTGGGCTACTGCGAACAGCTTCAGATAGAACTTTTTGTAGTTGAGTCATACGAACGGGTCGATCTCTAAAGTAATCTCCTGCCATTACCTAACGTCTCTCCATTCACCGTCGATAAACCGGACAAGGACACCAATCTCTGACGCCTGGGCAGCCCATGCAGACATTCCCCGCATCACATCAGCTTCGGAGAACCACGTAGGGTCAAGAACCAACTCTCCCGACGGGCGCCGAATTCCATGGGCAATCTGTTCACCCACTGTTCGAACACGGTAACGATCGTCATGACCTGGGTGATTGTCTTTGAATTCCAGTAGGACAAACGAATGCCAGGCCACACACGTCATGTGGTGTGAACCGGTGTGGTTGTAACAGGTACGGCCCTGAGGCACGCTTCCGAGAGAGTTTGAACCGTCTGGTCGAGTCTCCTGACATCCTTCAGGATCGTTTTCGCAGACGTCGTAGTCATAACCCGCCCAGAAGGCCGTAGAATGCCTCTGAATGGCGCTGTAAGACTTGCTCCATTCGTAGCCGACCCTCCACTGGTGTGCGTCGTACTTAGTGGCTCCACGGCCAAAATGTATTGCCAGCTCCGTCAGTGGTCCTACAGGAATCAGATCGAATCGCTCGATTTTAACGCCCTTCTGGCCTCCGGTAGAGGACGTAGTCCTTTCTTCAAGACTCAATTTTTACTCCCTAGCTATACAGTTCGATATGGGTTCTGCGTCTGCTCTCTGGGCTCAACATCCGAGTATCCCTCCGAGAACCCAATATCATTAGCTTCTTGCCATATATCGGCGACGATTGGAATCAATGAACTCGCTGATTGGATGTAGTGCTCATTCTCAGGAGACTTCCGATCCCATATTTCACGCGATCCGCCAAATAGCGTGAAGGCAAGCTTATCGATCAATTCATTAATCGTGTCGTTCATTCACTCACCCTTACCCAGTCACACAGAACGTAGTAGTCCTTCAGACGTACCATATCCAGTCTCGGCCTCTCCCATACGTCGGACAACAGAGAGATAATGATGTTCTTGGCGCATTTAGAACCGAATCCACCATCAGCACGCTTGCTCTTACCGACCTCCACGCCGTTGATTTTCCACGTGTAGCCACCTCGCCGACAGTCGACCTCGTAGACGTTCCACTTCGACGGTGTAAGATTCGCTGAATCCTTGTAGGGCTGCTTGGGAGGCCACGGACCAGTCCAGATCGAATGATGCACTGTCTTGTCGTCTCCAAAGTGCTCAGCGACGTCAATCTCATGATCGTCCACAGTCTTGTATGGCGTCACAGACTGAAGCCACGCAGCGCCGTGAGCCCCAGGAGGAGCGTGGAACTTCATGCAGAACTCAATGCGGCCTTCAGTGAAAGAGAACTTTGGATCCCAGACATGGGCGATCACCAACTGGTTGTTGAGCCGAAGCAACCGCAGCTCAAGCTTCCCGTTGACAATTTGCACAGCGTTTGGAGAAGTTGGGAGATCCTGCACGACCGGAGCACGAGTCACAAACGAACCCATGCCGTCCTTGAAGTGGTGCTCGTAGATATAGGTCATGAGATCTTGTGTCCTGTCTTCTCAGCATGCTTGATAGCAGCCTTCTGAAGCACCTTGAATCGGTAGTGAGGCTTTCTCCACCCACAAGTGCAGATAGCCGCAGGAACGTCTCCAGTGCCCTCTGCAGGCTCGTAGTACACGAATGGCTCCTTGTACCGGTCTTCCTTTACAGGCTCTGCATTGGTCCTTAGAAGCTCGTTAACGCGTTCATTAGCTAAACGCGCCATACCCTCACTGATCTTTTTATGCTCGAGTATCTCAGGCTCTGCGGTTCGCATTTCCTCGAGAGTCTGCATGTATGCCTTGTTTGTGTCTTCCATGTCTACTCCTTCTTTATTTAGGAAATTGAGCCATGTCACTTCTTGCGCTGCTCTTCGTGCCTATTCAGACACGGTCCGCACAGCTTCCGCTCTCCTGTGACCGATTTTCCACAGTCGAGACACTTCCCTGTCGGACTTGCAGTGCTAACGAAATTCGGCTCAAGAGATTCTGCTAGGATTCGGTCGGCCTCAGATAGGTCGTAGTGGACCTTTTTGTGTCGTGGGGCAGATTTGGGAGACTTGTTGTAAAGCCGCCCAACGATCCGAGTTCTATGCTTCCTGCGAGACACCTGATCTTCCCTTCCTCAACATCCACAATTCGGTGTGTGTCGGTCTCCATGCTTCCCGTCCAGACCGACTGGCCGCATCCGATCGCACTCATCAATGATCCGTTGAAGTCGATCGACATGTTCTCGCATTCTTGGACCGCCAACAGCGAGAATTCCTTGTTGAGCAATACAGAGAGTTTCCTTCAACATCTTTGGGGTGTCTGGTAGAGCGTAAGCAAACAAGTCTGCGAGATCGTAGTTCTTTGCCATTACCAACTCCTACTCATCCCAAGCGGATTTGTTGTTGCTGGTAAGATCTTCCTCTTTAGCAGTCATCCACCCAAGGGTGAAGCCGATGAAACGCCCTGCTGCGACTTCTTTTGCAACGAGCTCAGCTAATTCGTTGTCTTCAAATTTGAGTGTGATTTTTCCGTTCTCGACATCGAATCCACAGTGCAGTATCTTTGGGCCTGGAGTATCGATTCGTGTAAGCCCGCTGATCTGTTTTATGTAAGTGTGGTTCATCTAATCCCCCTGTTCGTTTCGGTCAAAATTGTTGATGATTTGTCTCTCTACAATGAGAGTGGCAAATCGCAAGAGCCCAAGACTAGTAGCAGGCTTCTGATCCTCGGCATGGACAGTAGCCCATCTACGGCCTCCATCGCTGTCGATATAGTCGATAGTTCCGGAGAAACCTTGAGGGAAACCTCCTCCAAGCTCTCCCAATGCCGTCTCGATGGCTCGATTCAAATGTCGAGCGAATACCTCTGCTGCTCCTTCGTCGCTCACCGACCCGCCCTCTTGGTGTCTCGATATATAACCAGCGCCAACAGAAGGTTGGAACGGGCCAGAATTAACGGCGTCAGTAGAAAGGTTCCATCGAGTGCTTGAAGCTCTTGAACCTCGACTCCTTGTCGTTTTGCTTCAGCAATGAGAGCTGCTCGTTGGGCATCAACACGGTTAAGCTCAGAGCGGATCTGCGGTTCCATTTTTCCTCCTAATGTTCTGAACAATGCCCGAACATGCGATGGTTGATTTCATGGCCGGTCAGCGTGATCAAGCCAGCGAGCTGAGTAACAGACGTAGGCGGCAGACTGAGATAGTCCGTTCGGTACATCTGATTACCGCTCTCGTCGAACTGCGAAGACTCGAATGCAATGACACACCCAGTCATGATGCTGGGCTTGTCGTCATCGTCAGTGACGTGAATCCATTCCTGCACTCGCACACGGAGCTCTTCGACGAGCTCGTTCATGCGCTTTCGGCGTGCTTCTTGGTCCATCCCCATGATTACTCCTCGTTGGTTTGCTGCACGAGTCCGAAGCGTTGTAATTGCTCACCCATCTCATGCTCGGTTTCGCCTGCAAAGATGACCACGTCTTGCACATCATTCAGATCTGAGGTTGCTAATAGTGCCTGGACATCGACCGGAATGGGCATGTCTTTATGCAATCGCGTCGTGTTCTCTCAAGAGAGGCCAAGAAGCAAGGTTCGGCGATTGTTGATAACTGCTACGACTTTGATCATGGTTTCTCCTTCTAGCTTAAAAGGAGAGCCTATGTGGATATAGGCCCTCCTGGAAGACTATTGGTTGAACAATCGAGTGGGAAGTACGTGGAAGGTTCCACGCTTCGTCATGTACGTGATTCCGTCACGTCCTCCGTCAACGAGGGATTGCTGAACGTCATGCGGCAGATCGAGCAGGTCTCGCTTCCACGTCGATCCGACGTAGAAGGAGATAGCTCCAGCCGTGACTCCAGCAATCCACACGTAGGGGAGTGGATGTTCGGTGATCTCGAGTTTGACTCTGGCGTATGCCTTCTTGAGCTTCTCGTTCATGGTTCTCCTTTGGTTGGTGTCTTCATTATAGGCTACGTATTAACTGCGAAGAGGACGAATCATCTCGCCTTTAACTGTATGTTCGAATCCGAATTTTGCGTAGAACGCCTCGAGTTGTTGCTGATCTAAGCTCGCGTCGTGACCATATGGACGAGCTCGCAGAACCAGCCGCATCTGTAGCTCATCGCCAAACTCACATACAAGACCCATCAACCCTGTGCCATGTCCCCGCCCACGATTGTTAGCGACAACATCAATCACCCGAATCGTCTTCTTCTCATTCGAGATGAGTAAGAAGCAATGCTCCGACTTATAGCTGACGTACTTACTGTACTCCGGCATAAGAACCTCTCAGAAAGAAAGTAGACTCATTGCTGAGTCTACTTGAGTTCTACAGATTTCGCTTGAGTATCTCTTCGAGGTTCGCAGAGGTGTCGATGCCTGTGAAGTCGCCGACCAGAACGTGGAGATCGTTCTCGATGATACACATCATGTGTGTACTATCGGGACTAATCCTCGCAACGCCTGGGTCGACAATCAAAGTCATCAGTTCCGATACGGGAACAACGATGTGTTGCATGTCAAAGCCTTTCTGTAGGGGTCTTCTACTATAGGCCATGTACAGAAAGCGAAAGGCCTTGCGGCCTCTGCTTGGATTAAGCCTCTCTGAATACGAGTCCGGGCAGAATAACGTGCTTTCGGCGTTCTAGCGTGACAATCCAGAATCCGTCAGGCAGGTCTTCCGGAATCCCCACGTGTACGATGTTCCAGTGGATGTACAGGTTTCGTAGCGTGAGCTTCCGGAAGGCCGAGCGTGTTCGGGGTCCTTCTTTGTCAACGTAGTAGCCTCGCTTTTGCATTTCGGTCTCCTTCGTTGGGGTTCTATTAAAGCCCATGTAAAGAAAGCGAGAGCCCTGGGACAAGGGCTCTGCTAAGTCTTACCGTGTGTGGTCTCGATGCTTCGAGCAGAAAATGCTCGGGTAGTTGACGCCGAGGTATTCGTTGCACACTTCTCCTGCTGCGTCTTTTGCTTCGCAGTGTTGAGTGGTTACGTAGTACCCTTCGCCAACATACTCGAAATGAGTGTCTGATATTTCGGGCATGGGGCCTCCTTGGTAGGTTCTATTAAACACCATGTATTGACTGCGAAAAACGCAGAGCCCGTGTAGGGCCCTGCGAGTGGTTCAAGACGTGTGGGGATCGATGGCGATTACCTCGCCACCCATCTTCTCTTTCACGAGCGCAACTGCTTCGTCCATCGAGGCGATGGTCTCGCGGTCGAAGTCGCGGGAGGCCTGCAGATTCTTTGCCTTCGCCTTGCGGCACTTGGCGCGGGTCCTGCCGTCCTGCCACTCTTCGAACGAAGCGTGAGCCATCACTCCGATCACGAAGAACAGAATGGCTGTGATGAAGAAAGCATAGGTGGTCATGGTTCTCCTTCTTACAGTTGGGGTCTTTTCATTAGAGGCCATGATTTTCATGCGAAAGGGCGCTAAGACATCCGTGACGTTGGATGAATAATGCTGTCTTTTATATGCACGGGCAACTCTATCTTAGGCCCGGCAGCCCTGATAAAAGTTTGGAATAGACAGAGCGGCAGTGACCGCACAAGAGATTTCCAATCTACCATCATAGATAGCGTACTAATCATTGTGTTCCACCGGTGTACCGCCCTGTCTATCTTACACAGTTAAATATGCGGCTCATAGCCGGAGGTGCAAGGTAACCCCCACCACATACTTATACTGTGCGTATTACATTTCAACCCTTGCTTCATCTATACCCTGCGGCTACGTGCAGGGGCTCAGAGAAGCTAAGAGCCTAGGTTCAGGCTCTTGCTTGGGTTACACCGTGTAGATAACTGCGTATGCGTAAATGGTCATGAACGTTGCTGCAATTCCACAGCACATCATCAGGCCGAAAGCGGCGAAGAAAGATCTCTTCATGCCAGCCTTCAGGATGAGGGCGTAGATAACAGCAACGGTCAGGATGATCATTATCATGAGTTCTCCTTGTGTTGGGGGTCTATTATACACAAGGTTTTCTACGCGAAATGCCAAGAGGCCAGGAGTCTCTATTGAGTCTCAGACTGGCCTCTCGGCGTGTTGCCCCCCGGCAACATTCAGCGGTTCTTGATGTACAGCACGACGCGGGAAGCGTTGTTGCACTTGGCGACGTACTCGTTGTAGTCGACTCGGGCAGCAAGCATTCGCTTGGTGAGGTTCATTTCTTCTCCTTGTTGGGTGTCAATGGGGGTCTATTATGGGCGTTGTAAATCCTGCGAGGGGGTAGAGATTTGGACGCCAGTCACGGCCCTCTACCCCCTCTATTAAGAGGGATTCTTCACAAAAGGTTTTCTCATCTCAGTGCCTTTTGTGAACTATCTCTTGGGCACCACCAACAGGATTGCGATGGTCGAAGCAACCAGCGAGATGACACTCATCGTGTAGGCGGACATCGTACTCACCTCCTCTTTCTCTAACTGTAGACAATTAAAGGGGCGCAAGGCAGTTCCAGTCTCGGATGATAACTGCGGCTGTCATTTAAGACCAAGCGAATGCGCTTCCCCACGCCGCTGATCCCCACAAACTTTAGGTGTTCCTGGGCTGACTCAACGACTAAAGTGCCGAGGCTACCAGCCAGTAGCTTTAAGGTTAACATAGCAGGAACGTGCGTTTATATGCAGCAAGACCTCGCCAGGCCTTATGGGATTCGGCAATTCGTGTCCTCACCCATGGATAGTTCGCTACGCGTTCTACCCGCGTCTGTGTGAGCAGTTTAGCAGCCAGACATGCTCAGGTCTGATGGGATTCGGGCCAACTCCCTCACCCATGGACACCGCTCGGCGGAACGGAGAAACGCCGTCACGATACCCGCGTCTTCAGAGTACGCCGCCTATTCTCAAGAGGTCTACTCCTCGTCGTGTTTTTAATTCACAAGGGGGAACAAACAAGAGAAAACCTAGGACTTATCAACGACGTACCCCGTTTAAAGAACAGCAAGTGGAGACGAGTCAACTCCTAAAGGACTTATATGAAGTCACCTTGCTGTTCGGCTTGAATGCGGCTTTTAGCGTCACGGCTTCTCACCCGTGTACCAGTCATCCGCCAGGACTGTGCCCCGGTGTAGTTTTATTTAACAACCCGATCAAACCAGTTTACTCGTTTAAGAGGACTTAAAGATCACCGATTTGTCGTAGCGGAATATCAGGTCAACCTCTCCGTGCTATGGCCATGCTTAATCAGGAGGTTTGTTATTACATGGTAAAACCTGATACTCAAGTAGGAGCCTGAATTGTTAACCCGGTACAGGCTCCCGGGGTGGGTGCCTCCAACGCCGACGTAAATGCCGGCCGCTGAAGAGGACTGCCATCCGACTGCTTCGCCGTCCTTGGCAGAGGACGCTTATTGCGAATGAGTTACGCCATGATGCGCTACCTCATTGCCTTATTAGTACCCACATCTTCAATCCTCGTAAGGATTGAAGAATTCTACTTCGGACAGCCGTAGCTGCGGTTGTGTGCCAAGACCTTCACGTTGGATTTCGGATCGGCGTAGATCTTGCAGCCGAATCCGCAGTCACCCAAAGCGAACTCCCGCATGCGAGCCACTACTGACGGGTCTGGGTGAAGAGGCTCATCTGAAGCGACTTCATAGGTCACTTCGACTTTCTCGTCGATGTCAATCCAGTCCAGGTTCATATGTCTCCTAGTTCTATCTGGTTGGGGAGAGCAAGTTCTCGCTTCCGTACCCGTGTCCTCGCATTTGAGTCCAGGGGATCTTCCTGCATCGATTTTTCTTGCTTTTCATCCTCTTGGCCCAACGAACTTCTTTAGGGCCAACACCACGCTCTACATAACTCCACTTGAAGTCACGCGGCACGGAAAACGTGCTACGACCCTTGTAGGTGTACTCGAATTCCTCGGCTCCGACCTCACGAAGTCGGACGTAGCAGGGTTTGGTCTTGTCGGTTTTCGACATGTTATCTACCTCCTTCAGGTAAATAACATGTGACCACCTCCTTCTAGTTATGAGACGAACACCTCAAAGTCCTACCCAGAGCGTGAGCGGGGGATTCACACAACCCTGGGTAGGACGTTCAGGTGTCAACTACGGTCGTAACCGATCACATGACGACGTGTGATGCGTGCCTTGGTTCCGTACTTAGCGGCTCCATATGTCATGTTCGTACGGACAGGCTCGTAGTCGTCCTCAGTCGTTTCGAGGAAGGCCTTGAGATCTTTGTCGACGGCGAGCTCGCACTCCACCCAATACACACCCTCTGGCTTGCGACCGGGCTTCTGGTTGATGATGTTGTACTTCTTTGTAAACTCCTTGTTGCTGATCCAGAGGTTGTGGACCGTCACAAGCGGAGAGAAGTTGTCTCCATCGAAGGAATTTCGGTCGTACGAACCTGGTACGTTGATGACAAGCCAGTATCCATTCACGTTGGCGAACGGGTAGGCCGCGAACCCGGCCGGTAAACAGGCAACAGCGATCGGGTAGGTTTCCTCGTTGATAAGGATGGCCTGCGTCTTGATTCGCATGTCTCTTCCTTCTTTCTTTGTAGAGATACCACTGTGATACCTCAAAGCCTGGCACAGATCCCACGCCACATGTTAAGGAGATGGTCTCCTACACAGCGGGGTCCCGGAACAAGTCTAGAAACGGGACGGCTTTCGGTGACGAGAGCTCCAAAGATCTGTGCCAGACGTTCAGATATCCGTTCTTGTTGTTGATCAACCTTGGACAATGTCATACAGACAAATGGAGAATGCGCCCAAGACTGCAAAGCACAGTAGAATCATCTTCGCCTGGTCACTCTTCCTCATTGGGATGATCCCGACGTACATGGTTGTTGATGAGAGCAATCGCGACATCAGGATTCATATCGCTTCTCGTTTCAGAACACGTAGAGTAAGGACACCTGACAATTTTGCCCTCAGAAATGCTGTCGATGACGTCACCCATCACTTCCCCCAGGCGTCGTACTCGGCCTTGGTGATCGTCTCACCAGCAGCATTGAAGTAGACGGTCTCATCGTCGTGGACCTCCCAGTAGGATTGGCCGTGCTTGGGCCCATCGAGACTCTCAGACTTCTTGACGGGAACCGGATGATCTGGCTCCTCGACATGTGAGATGGTCTCCACTACAGTGGTGTCGGGGTTGGCCTCTGCTTCCTTGTGTGAGACGAACATACCTGTGCCGGCACTGCGAGCTATCGTCTTGTGACCAGCTGAGCCAACAACAGGCTCAAAGGACTTTTTGAAGGCCTTCTCGGTGAATGCCTTGAACGACGTTCCTGTCTCCGACATCTTGAGAACGTAGTCGTCCACGAACGCCTTCGCCTGCCGTGTGCTGATAGCGTTCTTATCGATGATCTTGACGAATCGCTCCTTGCCTTCGCCGCCGATCTCGCCATTACACCATGTAGCGACCTCTTCGATGTTCTCTTCTGACACAATGACGTAGGTCACGTCAAAGCTCTTGCGCCTTGCATTCTTGATATCCATCGTCTTCTTTCTTTTCTCAGTTCTTGATGGGGTGGGTGGACGGGATCAGTTCGTATGAGTCTTCGACGTATGGATCGTCTCCACACCCTTCTCCTAATCTGCCAGGAGG